GATAGATATTAGCCATGTTAGTCTCCTAAAATTGTGTCGCTACGATGAGGATGCGGATATGTGTGGGGCGTGTAGTAGACCTCCCACGTCGTCGCGCCCGTAGCCCGATATAGCGTATTCGTGTCCGTCGCCCAATAGCCAACGCCGACGGTTAGGCCGGATGATGGACGGGCCGAGAGCAATCCAACCCCGACCCCAACCGACCCGTCAAACGAGACTTTGTGGAACCAGATTTCTTCATTCTCGGCAGGGGCAAGGCCGATGCTCCCGCCATAGTCGAGTTGACTCGCTATCTGTTGTAAGCCAAGGTTCCCTACGGAATCTGCGTTATTCCAGCAATAGGTAGATGAGCAGTATTGCGGTTGACCATCTGGACCAGTAGCCGGAGGAGCCTCACTATCGAAAACCTCTTCTCTGCAATAAATGTCCATTTTGGTCGTTCCGGTAGAGAGGTTATTGTAGAAAAGACCCATTCCCCCTCGGTGGTCAATCAACCGGGCAGAAGTCGGAGGATAAGTAAAGATGATGGTGTTATCATATATCTCAAGACCCATCACCCCGTTCATTCCGGTCCCGCTTTTGTTCCCGTGGGCATCAAACATTGGGGCGGGGGCGAAAGTAGCGGGCCAGGTTATCGTGTTGTGGCGCATAGCCCATCTGGCCCCGTAATACGACATGACTATCATGCCGGAGGATATGATGGTGTTGTCTTCCCAATAGAACTGTTGTGAAGACCCGTATTGGAATGTCATGTTTGTCCACGTTGCGGCGTGCATTGCATCGTGGAAGACTATGGTCGGCCACGCGGAATAGCTCCCGACCCTGCCTGTGTCGTAGAAGATATTGTTGTCACCGACGCCAGCGATGTGACCCTGAATAGAAACCCAGTTTGATTTATCGCAGTTGACAAATTTATTGTGGTCAATACGGATTTTCGTAATGAACGCGGTATTGGAAGTATTCCTGATGGTCAGGAGTTGGCTGTATCCGGCAGGGTCGGACCACGCGTTAATAACACCGTCTCCGTTTCCATTCAACTCGAACCCAGCAAGTCGAAAGGGCTCATCAAGGGCCGGGTTGGCTGGCTGATATTTTATTAATCCATCATTGGCTCCGGTCGTGTTCCAACCACTGGTAATAACAGTTCCTAAATACGATTCCGTTAAAAGAAGAATTCCTTTCGTTATTAAAAGTTGCCCCCCCCACGTTGCCGCACCATCGGGGACGTAAACCGTATCGCCGGGGTCGGCAAGAGCGATGGCCGCGACCACATCATTATATTCACAGGAGGCAGCCCAATGGGTGTTACCAAACGGAGTCCAAAAAGTCGGTCTACTCCGTTGTATTAGCTGCGGCATCGCTTACCTCCTTGGGAGGATTGTAGGGCCTCTCTCAGATCAGGTGGAGAGCCCCTCCAGAGCATTAAACACCGTTGAACTGGTGGTTGACGATGACCTTGAGCGTATCAGCGCTCGTCTTTGTGAACAGGGCCGCGAACAGGAAGCGCGTGAGGCACGCCGTTGCTGATGTAAGACTGTTAACGATTGCACCCTCAGCGATGTTGACGATGTTACCTTCGGTCGTCAGGTACTCGTAGGTCCAGGTAGCGATGTCTGTACCTGAGCCTGTATTGTCAGTGTCCGGATCAGTCGTTTTAGGATACGTTGACTTGATCGTGTGACGACCAGCCGTATCCTCTGTAAGAACGTCCGTATGAGACTTCGTTGGAGTAGTAGTTGACGTGCCTAAGTGCAAACCACCAGAAGTGTTGTAGGCAATCGTTGGAGTCTCACCCATCGCCTTCTGCGCGTAGAACAGATCGCCCGAGTTCGTGACGATGTTGACACCATGGATCTTGATGGTCTGGCCCGTGTGGATGTTTCGCTTGATAGCGATAACACGACCGATGATCCCGATATCGTCGTCGAACTTCCGAAGAAGTTTTAGACGCCACTCAGGGAAGCGGATTTCGGTTAGCGGGTTCATAAGTAATCTCCTCGTTAGGGTTCTTCCCTATAAGTCTTAGAAGAAAGTGGTACCACTTCGATGGCACCGGAACGATCCTACGTACTTTGATCTGTCCGTACTTGTTGGGCTTAACGGTACGCAGAATTGCAATGCCGTACTCTTTTTGCTTTACTCGTTCGTCTGGCATGTTACACGAAATGGCAAACCAAGGATGCGTTGACGGTAACCGTGTACCCAGAAGTTGTTTCCGGATTGTAGACAGAGAGGAGCTTGACCTTCTCTGGACAGGGATCGAAGGTAATAGTCTTCTGGGAAATTGCTGTTCCGTACATGAAGAGTGAAGTGGAAAGATACTCGATTGTATCCCACTGTGCTCTTAGACTGTCATAGGTAGCAAACTTGTAAACGACTGCCAGAGCGCAGCTACCGTGAGTACCCTTGGCATAGAGGGTAAGAGCAGCAGACCACACCTTCGTGAGGTCAATGTGCAGAGACGTAAAGTTAGTTACGTCAACATAGGTAGTGTTAACTGGTACCAGTAGATCCGTAGCTAGGAAGATATAGCGCTTCATGGACGCTTCCTTACGCTAGGACCTGATGGATCCGATAATACGTCCGAACACGAAGGATGCAGTCGCCTCCAGCGTTACCAGCGAACTCAGCAGCACCGTTGTTGAAGAGCACAAGCGCACGGTTCACGAGCGTGGCGGTTGCTCCAATACGATCGATCTTCGGAAGAGCGTTTGTGTAGGTGTCCGCAGCCTCGTAGAGGAAGCCAGTGCATTCAATCACCTGGGATGCGACTACGCCAGTAGTAGTTCCGTAACGAACATCTAGGTTACAAGCTGAAGGCTCTGAGAGGACGTTAGTTGCGTAGTCCAATAACAGTTGTGCACTAAGGAACTCGAGGAAGTAACCAGTACCCGGAGCAGGAACGAGAATCTGTGGGGTAGCACGAAGCGTCTTGATCAACGCAGATGTGATTGCTACATCTGCAAACGCTTCCTGGATGTAGAACAGGACTCCATCCGCTGCACGAGCGGAGTCCATAGCAAGAATAGCGGAGGCTGACTTGCCTCCACGAATGTGACGAACGGCTCGTACCGTTACACCGTCACCATCATGACGTTCACCGAATCTGTCCATTGTCGTTTCTCCTTCCTATTTGAGGGAAGTTATCGGCTTCCGATTTGTACATGGTCGGGTAAGTATGTGAGCTTACCCGACCATGGATTGTCAACGTGGTTTAGACTCCTTGGGATCCGTACACTCCGGGCCAATGAGTGAACCCGCACGAGCAACGGAACCTAGTCAGGAACCGAGCGTTCCCCGTATTCGGGTCGTCGTAGTTCCTGAACCGTGGTTTGACACGATCAAACCACTTCATGTAGTGATCTTCCTTCCGGCTGATGATAAACCAGGCATCCTCGTCGGTCAGGTAGTGGAGAATCATCTTCTCCAGTTCCCATTCCCGAATCGCGTTGATGTCGTTATCCGTAGTGCCGGGCATCTGTGTGCTACCAAGCACCCGCGTGATGATGTCTCTCTGGTTAGGACCGGAGACAACGAACTTCGGCCTCTTCATCATAGGAAGACCGTTCGCATCCGTCCACTTCTCGATCGTTTGCGTCGCGTTCAAGAGTGTTGCGAAGTCGAAGTCCGCATCCGTTGTAGGCTTGTTAGCGTTCGACCCTGCCGCCTTGGACTGAGGGTGCGTAACGTGACAGAGAGCGAGAGCATCGACACCTGCGTAGGTGTTGCTGAAAGCATTGTTGAAAACGGAAGCAGCAAGAGTATCACGCGTCTGCTTAACGGCGGTCGCAAGCATCGTCGTAGCCTTCCTGATGATACCATACTGCTCGTCCTCGAACAGCTCCTCGGTAACCTCGTACCCGAGGACGTACGTCTTGTGGAGGTAGTTCCTCTCGTTCGACTGCTTGATGTAATCGAACGTCGGAGGATCACCCTCACCCTTTTCGGGCACGAGCCCGAAGCCGTCGATCACGAGGTCGTCCTCGTCCTTCAATGTACTGGACTCTACGTTTAAGTACTTCTCATACTCCGAAGGATAGGAATCCAAGGTCATGAGATAGATCTTGTTGAGTCCAGGATACATGAGCGATGAAAAACCGCCGCGACCCATAGGTGATGCCATATTAAACTCCTATCTGCCGGTTAGCTGCAACGATGGTGCAACCGACCATGCCCGCTATTGTTCCAAGCGGATCGATGAATCTGATGACCTTCACCCGGGAAGTTGTGGTTGAGACAGCCTTGTCGACCACCCACTTACCAGCTGCTGACATTGCGATATCGAACAGACTACCCATGTCTGTAGCCTCGATCTTGTTGTTACCAGCGGTAGCGTGATAGACGCTCAACCCGAAGAGATTCATCTCGCACGCAAGTGCGACACGAATCTGGTAGAGACCGGCCGCTACATTGTGTGCCGGGTCTAGAGCCATACCTAGAATAACTGTCGGATCTGCACCGCAGAGAGTAAGGTACCCACCAGTGAGATAGACGAAGTCGCCGTCTACGAAAACCTGTGATGCAGCCTCCGGATAGTTCAGGGAGACAACGGCATGGCCCGTGAGAGTCCCGATACAACGGGAAGTGACAATGTTCGCCATGTTTACTCCTTACTACTCGTCTTTGGACTCCGCGATAATTTTGAGTCCATCGTGCTGTTTACCTAGAGCGCGTTTGAGGCGCTCTCCATCGTCTTGGTACTTCCGTTTGATAGCATCAAGCCGCGCCTGGTTTCTGTCTTCCACTTGCTTCTTGAGCCTCGCACGGTTGTCCATAGACGTCCTTTGCAGGATAAGATTACCGATCCGGACAGTTCCATCTGGGCCAGCAAGTTTCTCTGCAACAGTCCCTTTGATCTCGGGGTCGCTAGGAGAGACATTTTCATAGCCCTGGATCTTCCGGCGTGAATGCTTTGCAAGATCGGTTGAAGTCAACCGATAGTATTGATCCGGTTTCTTTTTGATTTGTTCCGTGACATCATCTATGAAACCCATTTTAGTCCTCCCTGGGTATTGAATACTTCCGGTATTCCTTCGCGTCCATCTTGAACCGATCCGCCCACAACTTCTCTACGGGAGTAAGAGGTTCTTCTCCTGTGGCTACTACTGGTGCAGCCCCACCACCAGCAACAGCATTAGGGGCTGGAGGCGGTTCCTTTCCGAGCTTTTCAGCACGAGCCATATTGTACGCGAAGGTCCAACCGTACTCAGGGTCGATCTTGTGCGTATACGGCATCTGGTCGAAGATTACCTGAGCACGCTCTTCAAAGTCCTTAAAGTCTGGACGCGAGGCCTTGATACTCTCTTTGTAGATACCAGAGAGAGCCTTCACCATAGGAGCCATTGCGGTGTCGAACAGCTGTCCAAGAGCAGTAACCTGTTCAGCCTCGAAGGCGGAACGAGGATCTGCACCACCAGCACGAGAAGCAGCACGACCATTATCCTCACCAGCGGCAGGCTCAGCCTGCTTGTCGAGGACCTCCTTCTTGTACCAGGTGTTCCACTCCTTGACTTTCTGCTCGGACTTAGTCTTCTCGGACTCGATCGACGCCAAGACAGCAGCAATCTCAGCCACTGTCTTACCACGAAGCTTTTCGGGGACCGTCTCCCCATCGAGCTTCATTGTAGTGAAGTCGGGCTTCACTACGGCCTGAGTACTAGCGGCGGCTGCCGCTGCCTGTACTGCTGCTGCAGCGTTCGCGCCTGCTGCATTGGGGTCGTCAGCCATGTTTTTCCTCCTTCGGAATTTCCTGTTCGATTACGGATGTAATCGACAGGAGATAATTACCCGCACGAATATCCGCACGAGCTTCGAAACGCTGAGCGTCTCTCTTATCGTCGTTAAGAACTGAAACGGCTTCTTCCATGTAGTCTCTAATTAGTTGTCTGACACGAGACCAGACACGGTTAGAGACAAAGTCTTCGAAGTCTTCCCGTGTAAATTGTATTGCTTCGTCTTTCATTGTACAGGTGCTCCAGGCGCACCGAACGGGCTACCACCACCTGTTAGCATTGCCAGAAGTTGCGGTGGAAGACCCGGGGAGGCTCCCGTAGGACCAGGAGGTGCAGTACCCGCAGGAGCCTCCTCGCCGACGAAAGGAGGTACACCTGATATGAACATGTCGGTATAGCGTTCAGGAGAAGGCTCACCGTATACTTCGAGAACAGAACGGAATTTCTCAGCCGCAGCAGCTTTAATCGCTTCCAGTTTCGGTGCAAGCGTGGGGTTCTGCGCTGAGAACATCTCAAGTTGTACCATTTGCTGATAGAATTGTGCAAGTAACATCATCGTTTGCTGTGCATCCTGCTTCGCAACTTCCTTGTTCAGAGCCAGGTTGGAGAGGTTACTGGTAAGAGCAATAGAGTACTGCGGTCCAAGCTTCGGAAGCTGAAGCCACCTAGAAACGTACTCTCCACGCTTATCTCCAAGGATCATATAGGGGACTTGGTTCGTGAGTTGTCGATGGAACATACGAAGAGCATAGTTACCGAAGCCGTCTAGGACCTGACGGATGTCTCGAATGCAGAGGTCGAACCGTCGTTGTCCTTCCTGGATCAAGGCGAGAGTAGCTGTTGCAGTAGCACGTCCACCAACAGTAGGAGATTCGCGACCCATCGAATAGTCATTGATACCGGAACGTCGTTCGGAGAGGTCCATAACCATCCGAATGAACTGGGGATTCAAGTTGAAGGACGACCCCATCGGAAACCAATGAGGTCGTTTACAGGGTCAGAGAGCAAGAATAGCTTCCCGGGGTAGATTTCTGTATCAGAACGGAGTCCCGTAGATTTCTTACCCTTGTAACATTGCATCGTCGCAATCTTGAAGTTGTCGATGAGAAGGTTTACGAGAGCCCAAAGAGCGTCGTCGTACGCCTTCGCCATCTCCATGACACCAAGACCGAGGATACCATAATCACGAGGACCATACCTGAATAGGAAGAGGGGCCATTCAGGGTAATCGTCTCGTTCGACACGAAGAATCTTTCGAGACTCGGGATGCCACTTAACGATGTACTTACCGAACATTCCCTGCTTCTCTAGGTCGTACTTCAGCCAGGTCTCGACTCCTTCAATCTTCGGAGTTGTCGGAGCAATTTCTCCTGCACGCTCTTGTGCAGAGGCAGTATGTTCATCTGGAAGCCCGGTGAAACCAAGTAGCTTGTCGATGTCTGCGGAGTCGAAGAACTTGTCCTTCCTAGCCATCTCGAGGTCGAGCTTCGTCCAAGAGAGCTTTCTACCCCACCAAGGTAGTTCACGGACCTCTGCATAGCCTCCAGGAAGGTAAAGATCACGTAGCGGTATGCCCTTTAGGACGATACTTTGAATGATAGGAATCTCTTGCTGGGCAGGGATGAAGCCCCATTTTCTATAGGGAAGCCATTCGTATTCTTCGACCCATGGCGCGAGAAACGCGCCAGTACCGAGACGGCACGTTTCGAATACACAACGACGCATTACATCGTAATACCGCATCTCTCGCTGGACCTTAAACTCGAACATGTCCTCGACGCCTTTAGCAACCTTGACCCAATCAGAGTCACGGAGAGCATGAACGGTAAACGTCGGCTTGTAAGCCGTCATCGTGTTAAGGAACCGGGCAGTTGTCGCGTCTGTGTAAGTTGCACCGAGACCCATTGGGATGTTCGACATCCAGTCTGCACGACGAGGTTTTACCTTGCCTGCGTATTGGTCTTCCCACTCGTTCCGCTTGCTTTGCAGAGGCTCGTAGACCTCACGAAGCGCCCGTTCGTGTTCCTCCTCGAGATAGGTTAGAAGACGGGCACGAGATGCATCGGTAAGTCTAATAACTTCAGGCATCAGTGTCTCTTCTTGAAGTTCTTAGCGTGCTTACGCATGTTATTGAAGCTCTCCCACCGCGAGCGAGCACCTTTGGACTTGAAGTGTAGTACCTTGCCCTTCGAGGTCCGAAGCCGGTTGTGAGATAATATCGTCACATACGTGCTCCGCCAACAAGGCCTCGGTAGTATCGTTGATCCTGGAGGATTTCATCTACGCGACTACTGGGAGAATCTGCAGGCTCTGCCATCTGCATTACCCAAGCCCAGGCGTCGAGAGAGTCTTTGGTTTTCGTGTTTGGAAAGGCTGTATACTCTTCAATGAAAGTTACGCAAGAACGATGAACGTACAAGAGTCCATCTCGAGCGAATTGACATCCAGCTCGTGCACGAGTGTCTTTCGACCGGGTCGTATCCTTTGGCAGTTCTCGCAGAACAGGCTTGTTCAGTTCGTCCTTCCAAATCTCAAGGGCGAGGGGTGCAAGCGCTGCTTGATAACCGAAAGCCTCGATACCCATACAGATCACTCCGTGTTGCCGCCAACGAAGCCAGACGGCGAGCATTTCCTTCACAACAGTAAGTGGGTCACAACGCATTGCCCAGTCCTCGAGAAGGTAACGGCGACCCCTATGGTCGATACCTCCAACGACGATGGCGTTTCGCGAGGTCATCTTCTGTGCGGCAGTCATTGAAGTGGAGTGAGAGAGGTCAACAGCGGCGTAGATGTTCATGTGCCCAAAGGGTACGAATTCACCTGATACCAGTTCGACGCCGTCAGGTAGACGTTTGTAGTACTGAAGCCAGGCAGTTTTTAGCTCGGCCAACCGCTGATCCGAAGGGTTGTTCATCCACTGGGTTGCGAATGTATAAGGGTCAGCGTTCTGCTTACGGAGCAACCAATCCATCGTGTAAGCTTCAGGGAAGATTGGCTTATTACCTTCGATAGCCTGGCGATAGTAGATGAAGTACTCGGGATGGATTTCTTCAATGTAGGAGAGCACATCGATATTCGACCAGTGGTTACCAACGACGGTGATATCGCGTTGGGGAATCGGTGGACGAAGTAAGCCCTCGCGCTGTTCGAACCGGTCCGTAAGCTTCTTCATCTGCTCAGCGGATTCGTACGTATCCTCGTCTACGAGGTCGTCGTAGACGATCCAGTCGAAGTGGTTTGCGGTTACCTTTGTTTGCCAACCTGCTGCGGTCCAGGTTGCTTCAGGCCAGTCCATTGTTCGAGGGAGACAGGCTTCTTCCTTGTTCCAACGTTTAGATTTCTCTGGGATGAGCTCTGGGAACAGCTGTCGCAGGAGTGGAGCGTTCTCGAATGCTGCACGGATCTTAGATACCATTCGTTCAGCATTTGTACTGTTGTTGGCGACAATGAGACCGGTTTCGTTAGGGTTTCTAAGTCCACGGTAGACTCCATAGGAAATTGTAAAGATCGAGGTCTTGTAATGGTCTCGAGGAACTACTGAACAGAGACGATGGTACGTCTGTACATTCTGCGCTACTTGGCACATCTCGTAGTGTAACGTTGGAGTGAGCTGTCCGTAACCTAGCAGGGCTGTAGCAACAAAGAAGATCGATTCTTGACATTGCTTACGAAGTTGTTCGGGCAGATTCTTCGCGAGCGATATCTCTTCGTTCAGTGGCGTGCTCCTCTACAGGTCTGGCTAGTTTAAGGGGATCTTTGTTGCCTTGCAACTCACGGGCTTCACGCTCACGCTTCAGTGACCCGGCGATGACCTCTGCCTCGAGCGGCCCGATGTGAATGATAGTTTGTGGCGCAGGCGCAGCCTTACCGAATCCAGCGCGATCGAGAAAGTCTTGTGCAACATCACGGACAATTGCTTCCGAGCTCGAACCGAGTAAGGCTTTCAGCCGGTTGAATGAGTCTTGAGCGACACCCTGGAGCTGTTCTGTCATACTCTGTGCTTTCTCACCGATTACAGCGTCTACACCTGCGTAGTGTTTGTCACGCATCTTGACGAGCAGGTCTCGGAATTCAGGATGGTCCTGCATTCGTTTAACGGTGGAAAGTTTCAGTCCGGTATGCTGCGCGATTTCTTCATCGGATTGTTTGAGCAGTAGACGACGCACGACTTCATGGTGAAGGAGTTCCATCCGCGCTTTCATTGAATGTTACGACTCTCCTGCTGTCTTTATTATATAACAGATTTTTGAACTAAGCAATAGCCAGGTGACCCCGCTGCATGCTGGCTTCGCGTCGCGCCCTCGCCCTTGGAAAGTTTGGTAAATCGGTGGAGGAGCTATAATAGTGATGATCGGTTGAAAGACCGGGGGTAGCGATATGTATGAAAGGAGTTAACATGATAACAATGAAAGGAGAAAATAACATGTATACACTACAAATCTACTACGGTTACTACGGAAGAGACTGTAGCTACTACAACGACCCAGAGCATAAGCAAGCACTGAAGGCGCTGACAGGAAGAATCGCTCCGACCTATGACATCATGCTCAGTCTAGATAGACCATTCAGAGCATACGCACTCGCACACGAGCTAGCACATATCCTCCTACATATGCAAGGAAAGCCTTGGGGAACTCACGACGAGATGAAGGTTCACGTCCTCGCAACAACGTACATGAAACCAGAGCAGCTGGAGAAGGATATGAAGGATATGATAGAGTGGGTTACGAGTAACGAAGAACAAGAGTAATATTGCTCGTAAGGAGCTGAAAGGAGTACTGAGATGTTATGGATTCTTCTACGTCTCAACGTCGTGTATGCTCTGACTCTCGATATACATGACGCGTTCGGAGACAGTCGAAGACAGCAAGTCATCGAGATGCTCATACAGAACTTCGATGCTTGTTGTATAGCTAGAAGCCATTAAGTAACCTACGAAAGGAGACCACCATGTGGCGGTACGTGTTTTCTAAACACGTACTGTTCAACATGGGACAGGCGTTCCTGTCGCTGGTCCTTCGTGTGAAGCGGATCATCGATCCGTACAACACGTGGGACGACGACGCGGACGACTGACCTGTTGAACAGTACTAACTGAATAAGATTCCGAGCTGACCACTTGGGAACAGAACGGTTAAGCAAGTTCGTAAACTCTATGAAAGGAGAAGTCACATGTCAGTGACCTTTGACCCAAAGGTGTATCCCTTTCGGCAAAGGTGTACACAATGTGATGCTCTGATCGAGGACGAGAAGGAAGCCGTTCAAGTGAACACTGGTGTGTTCGAGAAAGGCACCTTCTCCCCCGAAGAGTATCCTGTGTACTACCACCCTGAGTGTTTCGACAAACACTTCAAGAACTAACACTTAGGACAATCTTGCGAGTTCTGAGCATACGTCTACGAAAGGAGCAACTGCAATGTCCAAGAACAAAGCAGCTTGGGAAGCTTCTTCGTGGGACGAGCTGAAGAGCCTCACGACGCTCGACGAGTGCCTCAAGGCGCTTGCGGCACGTGAAGCGAATCGGCTCTACCACAAGAAAGCTAACCTCAAGAAGCAGTCCATCCTCGCGAAAGCGAAAGAGATGGGCATCACTGCCGACTGAGGAGCTTCGCTGCGAAACACTGAGTAAGACTCCGAGCTTGGGAGGAGCTTGGGAACAGAATCCTCCTACTATATGTAGATGAAAGGTGGTGAGTAAGAATGTCGTACAAGACGACCTGTCAGGAACGCTACAACCACTACGTTAACGAAGGACTCCTCGCTTTTCCACACTACTGCTCAGTCGACGACCATGATGGAGAACCCATCAACGACGCCGCCATCTGCCCCGAAATTGATGATTGTCCTGCTCTCTGGGGTGCTATGTGTGAGAGTTGTCCTTTACTAGCGGCTGTAGAAGCTGGCCCTTGTAGAAACGCAGACAAGACCACGTGAAAGGAGGCCAAGATGGCCAAATGCAGTCTCACCTGCATGAAAGGAGGTGAGAAAAATGTCACAGAGCGCACTGACTGGCTCTGAGAAGCCCTTCATTTGCTACGTCTGTAGAAAGACTCTCAAGAACGAAGAGAAGATGTTCGTTGCACTGAACTCCGAAGCAGTACACTACCCCAAGGGCTTCGAAGACCCCGACGTGAAGTGGATCTCCGACCTCGATTGGCAGGAAGAGTTCTACTTTCACACCAGATGCTTCAGAGCGATGCTGAAGCAGGCTTGGGCTAAACACCTCGGGCTCTGAAGGAATCGACAGGCTATCGGCTCTGAGGTACGAGCCGACGATCGTACCTCGCCTTGCGGCTTCATCCGCATGAAAGGAGGTGAGAACTATGAGAAACTACTTCCCGAAGCTTCTGTGGGAGTGGCGAGAGTACGGCTACGATCGAGGAGGCACGAGAGCCTTCTACATCGAGTTCTGGCTCTTCAACCACTCCATCTCATTCGAGATCGTGTACGTCTGAGGGCCCTCGCCCTCTATCTGAAGGAGGTAATGCGCTTGCGCAAGTAGTCTCAGACTGCAAGACTCGAGCTAGAGCGTGAAACGCGCTTCAGCTCGCCAACGAGAGTGGGGAAACCACGCTCTCTCTACAATTGAATCGGGAAGGCTAGTTCCCAGACAAGCTGTGTAAGCTCTATCGAAACTAGCGGCTGGCCGCTCCCGTGTGCTGATGTTCAGAGGTACATCAAGGCACGCGCGAGCGCGCGGCTGGGGCGAAGTCTGCCTACTCGATTTTCCTGGCTTCGCCGTTTAATTGTTACTCCGAAAGCAAGATGTGAAGCACGGGTGAACGTGCTGCACGTTTCGTGCCGTACGAGTGGCTATACCAATACACAAAATGAGCCAACGCATACGTCAAGAATGCTGATGATTACGTTAAATATAAGCAAACATGACTATTGCTCGGGCTTAGCAATAGCCGTGTAAAACGGTCTTTACAATATATATATAATATCTGATATATTATATATTATATATAGATTAGTTAGTTTATCCTACACGTTCCGTAGTTCCCGTGTATACCAAGTTCCCGCCGTTTTACCGTTTATCGTTTTGAGCTGTGCAATATACATGTTTGCTTATATTTAACGTCGTCATCATCATTCTTGCGCTTTGCGCTAGCTTAAATTGTCTATTGGTATAGCCAACGGTAGCTTGAAACAAGCAAGGAGAAAGACATGAACATCCGGTCACCACCGTTCACAAAAAGCTTGACTTTTGAAAAAGGCTGTAGTATAATATAATCAGAGAAAGGAGACTGAAACATGACTAAGACGTATCGTATCGGAATGAGAGTCGTAGGTGCTCGCTGGGTCAAGAAGCCAGCTACCTACAACTGCTTCCCAGGAATCCTCGTCAAAATAGGAGACACCTACACCGTCAAGTGTCGCGACGGAAAGCTTAGAAAGTTCAAGCTTATCTATCCTCTCAAATAGGAGGTGTGAAACATGAAACTGTCAGTGTACGGAGAACCTCATGGGTCCGTCTTCTCGGAGTTCAAGTTCTTCAAGTACGAACACGCAGGAAAGCAGAACTGTGGTTTTCACTGGTACACTAAGTGGTTCTGGTTTGCAGTACAACTTAGTTACTAAGGAGGTGCGAAGCACATGACTGATGGAGACCTTGCAGAGAAGAGATGCTTCAAGTTTGGATTTCCATCGGAAGCCTCTCGCGACGAAGAAGTCAAACAAGTCATTCGTGACTGGATGTGGCATGATGCCCGTGTTCAAGAGCTCGGACGCTACAAAGGGTTCTTCCACGTCATCGAACGCAAGAGGCTTGAACGAGTCCTCGAACGTTACGGAGCAGTGTGAAACACACAATCGTGCGAAGCACGCCTAGCGTAGAAGCTACGGTTACTCCTAGCACGACGTACGAAACGTACGTAGCTGCGAAGCAGGAAAACATCCAAGAAACTAGTTGATTTTTGAAATGAGATGTATGATAATATAATCAGAAGGAAACATTGAATCATGAAACAAGCTACGTCATCAACAGTCGGTCGAGAACCGACTGAATCTACAAAAGGAGGTGGCAACATGTCCACCAACAAGTACGACCTGCTCATGCAGGCCGAGTCCGTCGAAGACCTCGTCACGGTCTTCGAGTCGGAGGAAGCGCTCGTGCGCTTCGTGCAGGCGAGTGTCAAGCACGCCGAACAGCAGAGGCTGAGCCACAAGAAGGCCTACCTGAAGCGTCAGCTCGTCCTCCAGAAGGCGAAGGCGCTCGGCATCACCGGCGACTGATGATTGAAGCAATCAAGAAGGTCCTCGATGATTGGCTCGCCGGTCTCATCAGCTCAGACGAGGCTATGAACCAAATTGCTCGCATCATCAAAGGGTGAGAAGCTACCCACGAACGCTTCCGTGGTCGAGCGAAGCAAGAGAGAGTGCTCACTCGACCACGATGGAAACCGTTCCTCTCTCTGAAAGGTGCTAAGCACCATGAGATTCGCATCCGCGACGATGAAGTTCTTCGGTCGGAGACACGACCAGTCGTTGGGCTCCTTCCTGGAGGAGGTCCGCCAGCTGTCGGAAGCTGACAAGGCTGAACTCATCCCATTGTTGGAAGCCGAGCTCAACGAGAAAATCGACGTCGAGACGCTGAAGGTCTAAAGGAGACTACCTCATGCACCTCAGTGTATCCAGCGACGCGAGGGTCAGCTTCAGTAAGGCTGAACTCCTCGAAATGGCGTTGCAGCTCAAAGACGGAGAGACCTTAGTCCTCAGGATCGACCTTGAGGACTCGTACCCTCTCAACGACATGGCGGGCGGTTATATCGCCAGAGAAGCTACGTCGGAAGATGCTGGGTATCGACTTAACCACCGGAAGCCAATTGTTCTGGAGACGCTCTAGCCATGAACTTTGACGTAGCAAAAGCACTTCTACGTGAGTTCCTCATTGGCGAGGTCGACAACTATGTAGACGGCATCCTCGAGTCCGACTTCGATGCTGTCTGGAACCGAGAAAAAGGACAGCCCGACGCCGAGGAGGCCAAACGGCTGTTCGGCGAGTTTCTACTCTGGAAGGAGAACTAAGCATGTTACAGACCAAAGGTCGCTTGCACATCGGAACGATTGAAATCGCTCGGAGTACCAAGCTGGAGATTAACGTAGTCCGCCACGAGAACGACGTAGACTACGTTGACGTTCGAACGTGGTTCGCAAACGTATACGCTGGTGGAGCCTGGACACCCACGAAGAAAGGTATCCATATCCCAGTCACCGCGATCCCAGCCTTACTAGCACAGCTTCAAGCTGCGCAGAGCTTCGACCCCTCGAAGCTCTCACTGGAGGAGGATTGAACAACATCCACATCCTCGAGGCAGCAGCGAAACTCACTCCAGATGATCTACACTGGCTCAAGAACCGTGTCGATCTAGCTATTGCTGAGTACAACCCGATATTCATCCAGGAATGCCCTGGTAAGGCAATGAAGGACAGATTCGAAGCGCTTCTCACAGCCCTTAAGGAGAGCCCTAATGTGGATTAAGGATGCTAAGAACGGGTCCCTCCACAATCTACAGTACGCCCGACGTATCTACAAGGTGTACAACGCGACCATCAAGCTCTGGTTCCTGAAGGCGGAGATGACCTCAGGAAACAATGTAGTTATCGGAACCTTCTCTACTGAGAATCAATGTGAGGACTTCCGTACCCTTGTTGAGGGTGCTGTCGGTGCGAAGGAGCTGAAATGAAACGTGTCTACAAACGTAAGACCGAGGAGTGGGCAGAGTCGTTGGTTGACGGTCTCATCGCTGGAGTTATCGACTGGGAACAGTTCTTCTCGTTCCTTAAGGAGTTCTTCTGGCGTCTCCAACACAACCACACAAACAAACAGCTGTTCGTCCAGGCCCTTGCACGACGAATGGTAGGAGTGAAAATCGTCCAATGAAAGAATCCCTCACGCTCTACGAAGCGAGAATGCGGCAGAGCCTCTTGAGAGCTCTCCGTACTCAACACCTAGCCGTCACCGAAACGTATCACATCATTACAAAGCGTTGGGTCATCGGACGAGCTAAGCACGAGGTCACAATCCTGGAAGGGCGTCTCAAACAGGGTGTCTACTCGGGTGATATCGAAATCTCATTCAGGAGGTTTAACGTAGCGCTATGAGCGAAGAACTCGAACGTGAGTATCTCGTCGAGTCCCACTCGGGAGACCTCGCTGTATATTGGGTGCTAACAGGCTCGAAGGGTTCTGTAACCTTCCACCTGCTTGTCTACCGAGCCCCGAGGAGCGGGTTCTACCGAGAAATTCCGATAGATATCTGCACTCACAGCCTCAGACCACAACATCCCGACGACAAACCAGACGGCATGTGTGAGTTCCTGAACTGGGGCGTCTGTTACGGTGAGACAGATGGCCTAGGCGCAGATGCTGTCTGGGAGAACGTACAAACGGCTCCCCGCGAAGTTGACACAAACGCCCTTGTTTGGCGAGAGCTCGAAAGGAGATACAACAAGTTAATTTAGCAGGGTCATCAAGTGTCACAAAACGGTTGCTTTTTGTTTTTAAGTGTGGTATAATAATGATATCGATAAGAGACGAATCAATGTCTGAGGTAACCGGCGATTTCAGGAGAATCCTTAATGACGCAGAGAAGGCGTATACCCAAAGGAACTTCGACGCCCTCGAAGTGGCATCGAAACAGGTTCCTACCGGATATACCCTTGTCATACTCAACTCAATGGAGCATGGACCGTGCTTCTGCATTGCTCCCACTGAACACCTTGGAGACTTCACGGGAAGATTCCGATGCATTGATCCTGACAAACTTGCTACATCGAGCGTGCCTGTCGAAGGACAGGAAACAAGTTCGGAGCCTGACGGACCATCTTCAACAACTGGGATTCGCGGCGAACTGGAACCCAGAAAGGAAGATGGTCGAGGTAACTTATAAGGAGGTCTCACCATGAGCGAAGACAAAGAACTCCTGGAACTCGTGAAGTCCGAAGTCGACGCGATGGACGAGGAAGCCATCGAGGCCGAGGCTAACAAGATCCTGGCTGACCGCGAGAAGCGGAAGCAGTATCGTACAGCCAAGACGCCGGATCAGGTCGAGAAGCAGAAGGCTTATCGGACCAAGAAGTACCAGCGGGAGAAGGCTATCCTCGCCAAGGCGAAGAGCTTGGGGCTCATCCCTGACGAGAAGAAGTAGCCAGACAGATCCTGGACTAACCATGGACAAGGGGTATATGTTCGCTGCCATATACCCCTTTTCTCTCCCTACAGAGAGCCATGAATATACATGGACAATTTAGTTAGAGGTTGGCGTATGCGCGTGGATATGGCACGCACGCTTTGGCTAGCGACAAGTAGGGCGTGGTCACGTAATGATTGGTCTACCGACGATTTATGGGAAAGTTTCAGTCGGCCCGGTCATAGAAACCACCCCGAAAATGTCGGACTAGCCGAGAGAGGATTTCTCCGCAGGGGGAATCCTTTTGATTGGGGTCTAAGTCGTTCACCCCAAAGTTCAGCCAGATTTGTAATACCAAACCTCCTTCTGGTAGAACACTCGGGAACGAATCCTGGACCAGCCACCCAGGTACGCCAACCCCCTTATTTACACAACGTCGAAGGAGCATTTTGATGATTGGATTCGCACCAGCACCACAGAAGAAAATGCTCGTTGTCCTCTCTGGAGGATTGGACTCTGCAACAGCTCTCGGATTGACTGTACTGAACGCTGAAAAGGTCTCAACCCTCACGTTCAGGTACGGTCAGCGTCATATCAGAGAGGTAGACGCAGCCGACGACTTAATCGGGCATTACAACATCCAGGAGCACTATTTCTTTGATACGCCCGATCTAGCTGTACTGCACCGTCCATTCGACTACCAGGGAGGACCCGAGCCCTTGCTTCCAAAGACTTGGAAGCCGGGTCGAAACATGATTTTCCTCGCATACGCGTACTCGCTCGCGTATAGTATCGGAGCTACTGTTGTAGTAACAGGCATCCATGAGGCGGACTATCCAGGCTATCCAGACTGTCATCTTGATTTCCTTCAATTGATGCACGAGGCAGCTAAGGTTGCTCTAGCTACACCACTCATGCGATGGACACCGTTCATACGCGCTACTAAGACAGAGATTGTTAAGCTTGGTCTCGAGCTTAAAGTCCCGTACGAGAAGACGTGGTCTTGCTACGTAGGTGGTGAAACCCCTTGCCGTAAGTGTGACGCCTGCGTTCGTCGTGAGCGAGCATTTGTAGCAAATGGAACCGTCGATCCTCTCCTCAAGGAGCTTCCATGAGTACCGTTGTTGTACTTGTCGAGGGTGTCAAGAAGCTTGAAGTAGAACAAGAAGTTAACGGAAACCTCAAGACGTACGAGCAGCAAGGCTATGAAGCGCAAGTTCTTAGCTTAACAGCCCAGACGAATGCTACACCACTACAGTGGCGATTCGTTCTCCTGTTCACAAAAGTCGAACTGCTAGGTCCTCCAGAGTGAGGGTAAACAACTCTCGTATCGTGGCGTACCAACGCTGCCCACGATACTACTACCAACAATTCATCATGAGGCTTATCCCGAGACGAGAGGCTGTTCCGTTAATCATCGGTCGTGCTGTTCATAGTGCTCTCGCTGTACACTATGCCAAGAAGGACCAGAATGCCGAAGCCTACATCAAGCAGACCTTTGACCAAGTACGTGGGAAGGCAGCCTGGCTCCAACTAGAGCTCGACGACCTACAGAAGCAGGAAGACTATACCGTCCAGATGTTTCGTTGGTATAAAGAGCAGTACCCTCATGAGAAGTTCACGGTCCTTGCACCAGAGGTTGAAGGTTCCATACCGTTGGGTAGACACATGTTCTACTTCCGAATCGATATGCTCGTCTCGTGGCTTGGGTACCCGTGGCTGTTTGAGACGAAGACCACAAGTCAACTCGGTCCAGTGTTCTTCAGGAAGTTTCGTCTCGACCCACAGATCTCCCTGTACATCTATGCTGCAGACAAGTCCTTAGGTGTCTTGCCCAAAGGTGCGCTTATCAACGCTATTAAGAAGTCTCGCAAGCTCGACAGAGTAGAGTTCGCGAGGGAGGCGGTTACACGTACGAAGTCTCAAATCGAACTCTGTGTCTCGCAAACTATCCAGCAAGCGGATATCATGGAAATGCTTGCCGCTAAAGCTATCGAGTTCTCCGCTAGCGGGGACATGGATCGAGCTGCTGCGTTGTTCCAAATGCATTTCAACGAGTGCGTTCGATACAATCGTACGTGCGACTACCTCGAACTTTGCTCCGGCCAAGTAAAAGACCCGTCTGACCTCTACGCAACGCGTGAGGTAGATTACACCGAGAAAGAAGAGGAGGAGGAACCGTAAA